AGTCTCAAATAACTTCTCTTGGAAGTCATCCTCTAGCTCTATTGGATATTCAACGTCTTGACCATTTATTAAGTAATTGAAATAAGAATCCTCTGAAAAGAATACGCGACTAAGCGGTTCTTTTATTCTAGTATTTATAAGCTTAGATGAAGGATTTGGGTTTCTGAAGTATTTGTAGAATGATAAAAAGTTATCGTGCTTTAAAACACTTTTAACCCAATCAAGAAATACATCACCCGTGTAATATTTAGAGTTTGCAAATTTTTCAAAGTAATCTACGCGCTGTTCTCCCTGTATTTCCGAAGTAAGGAAATAAGAAAGTTGTTTTTGTTGTCTACTCGCTAAATCTAGTGAGTTACGCCCGTTTTTTCCTTCTATAAAATTCTTTGACATTTAAGGATTTGATGCGGTATAGTCTTTTACACACATGTAAGTATATTTGACAAATGTAATATAAATTTATTACATAATACCAAATATACTTAAATATTATTTTTAAATCACTACTTCATAACAGCCGTTACCGTTATAAAAAGCTTTTAGCGGTTTAATATCTATTAAGGTTTGTTTGTATTTGTAATTTAGTTTAGCGTATATTTTCTGATACCATTTAGCATTATTGAGACGCGTATAGTCTGGCTGACCAAATAAGTGACCACTATCCTCAATCATTAAAATTTCGCATTTTTCTTGTGTCTTCATATTAATTCCAATTAGTCGTTAGATTAGCAAAATTACTTTTTAGATCAAAGAATACTCTCATGAATATTGCATCTCTGTAATCAGGAGATCTACCTATGTCACTTCGGATATCTCCTTTAGGTTTACAATCTAGTTTATTGTCGTCGCGTTTATTTGGTACACTCTGTATCTGAGCAAGTTCGACCTTTATGTCTTCTTTGACTTTGCTCTCGATATCCGCTTCAATCCAAACACCGCCATCGTTTATTTTGTCAGCCAATAAATATAAGCATTGTATTTGTAGGTTACGATAATTAGGTGTATCTTTTCCGCTTTTTATTGGTCTACCACCATTTCTGAACTCTTTTATATTAGCGTAATCAATAACTCCACCCCCAACTCCATCACCATCTGCGATACATCTAGTTCTCGGTATTCTGTATTTGTTTCTCAAGTATTTTATTGCGTGAACTATGTCTGGAATACTACTCTTGTCATAAGTAATAACTTCCTTAGCTATCCAACCACTCCATGCCACTATTACAGCCTTATCACTACCTTGACGAGCTACATCGGCAGTTAGGTATGTTTTACCTTCAGGAACTTGATCGTTTTCAAAAATAGTGTCAATCATTTCTTGCTCCGCGAGTTGATAAGGATTATCGTCGTAATCCCAATTACCTTTAAACAGTCTCTCGTAGAGAGCTTTGTTTTTATCGGCCATCTTACTCATTTTTAGAACATAGTCCTTTTCAATGAATGGATTCTCTGTAATTAAACACTGCAAGTACGCTTTATTAGCTTCTAGCGTTCCGTTTTTATGCTTATCGTAAAACTGAGTCTTTCCCCAGTTTTGTTTAGGGTTACAAGTCCATAAAACAGTACCTTTTATCTCTACGCGCTTCTTTTTACCGTTTTTATCAGTAATCGTCCAATAGTTTCCGTTTAAATTCTTTTTATTTAAGTGCCTACCAACCCTAGAACCTAGAACTGTTGCAGCAGTTTCATGCCATTCCCCTATTTCCTCACCCCATCCAATTGTGTACTCGGTAGAACCTACATCTTCATACATCGGGTCACTAGGCTTGTACTTAACCTCAATCATATTGATATGACTCCCGTTACCGAATGTTATAAAGTTTTTCTGAGCATTGAAATTGTAGTCCTCAAACCCGTAGGCCTTTGCTACCTTATCAAATGTGACTTTTACAGAATCTAGAATGTCTCCAAGTTGGTTACGCCCTATGAATGACTTTATTCCAGGATAACAAAGACTCATAAACATTATCCATACACAGCCAGTCCATGTTTTTGCTCCACCCGCTGCTCCACCATACAGAAACTCATCGTATTTGCCACTTGTTAGAATCTCAAGGGCTTGTCTCTGTTTTTCATGAGAAACTTTATTACCATCCTCATCTACTCCCTCAACAATAAAGCTGAAATCTCCCTTGCGGAACAATTCAGCCATTAGATCAATAGGTTTTAAGCCATTTGTAACTTCGTCAATCTTTCTTTGGTCTATACTCATTTTAGCAAGATATAAAAAGACATAATTATTATATAAAAAAGCATTACGCTAAGTATTGCGTGTATTTTTTTTAATAGTTCAGTGTTTTCCACTTATTTGTATGTTTTAATTATAGATTCTAGATTTTCTACTATAGCCTCTGTGTTTTTGATTATGTTTTGTTTACCATTTATTATTTTATCTTTACTGCTTATAATTTGTCTCAGGTTCTTATTTATCTGAATCCCTATAAACACTCTTAAGATAAGAAGAATTATTAGTATTGTAACGATTGTTGTTGTCATGCTGTTTTATTTTGTTATTTCTGTATAGTCGGCACTTTCGGTGTGCTTTTTCGTTTGTATTTACTTAGCCTTGCTTTAGCATCCCGCTCTGACATCATCTTTTTAAGTATGGCTTCCTTTTCCTTTACCTTTTTACCGATGAGGTATAGTGCGTAGACTATTAATGTTAAAACGATTGCTATTGATGGTATTACGTATATCATAGTATGTGCTGTTTGTCTTATATTATTAATTATTAGCTGAAGGGGTTATATCGACAACCACTTTTGAGCTTCCTTTAATTTTAATCTTGCACTAACCCTCTCTAAGTAACTTATTTCTTCTTCATCTGTAGCTGTTTCTATTTGGTATTCTAATAATTTACAGCCATAGCTTATCATAGATTCTTTTTCGTCTTCAGAAGATGCGTCTCTACTAGCGTTCGTGTAAAATGCAAAGCTTAGTAAGCGTATTGCAAAAGTTTTGTCTCTAACTAGCCTATTATCTTTAATTGGATTTTCCATTTATTTAACTGTTCTTAAGTGTTTAATTTCTCTCTCAAGGTATTCTTTAGCTTTAAGCAAATCCATCAACTCATCTTGCTTTTTACCCGCTCGACAAATATACTTGACCATATTCCCTCTATTGAAGTTTAGGCTATATGCTTTGCAGACATCTATAACGTCAAACTCGTTATCTGTTTTGTAGTGTTGAGGTTTCATTATTCTATTTTTTTAAATCCATTAAAAATCCTAACATTAACTCTTGAGCAATATCATTCTTGCTTATTCCCATGCTCTCACATGTCGCGTTGAAACTAATCACCACCTTTCTCTGTATGCTGAGGTTCATAGGTATCTTCTTATCCATAGGATCTAACTTCGGGTTGTTAGGAAATGGTCGCTTGTACTTCTTTTTTTTCATCTACTGTTGTAAATTCCGTTTGCTTTCTCATTTAAAACCCTTCCTTTAAATCTATGCAATATTTAAAAGCTTCCTCGTAAGAAATAAATTCAAATATAGCATAATCAACATTATTAAAATTCATTCTTGATAACCAATCCATCTCCTCTAGTTCAATCTCTTCTTTTTTGTGAGTTACCAAAAATCTATTTTGCTCCTCACTACATTCACCATTTCTCCAATTTTGAAAACATACAAAAACAGTCTCATCTTTCTTAGATTCAAGCCAATGAGATACTAACTCCTCAAGTTCTGAAATGCATTTTGTATCATACCTTGGTATATCGCCATTAAGAACTAAATCACATAGCGTTAAATTACCTTTTACTCTACTTTCTTTCATAATTATTTTTTTAAAGTTATACGCAAATCTACAAAAACTCCTTTAACTATTATAATTATTAACATTAATTTATGTCTATAGTGTCCTCTTCGTTGTCTTTTCCTTGTTGAGTCATTAGACTTAATACCGCATTAAGCTGGTCTGGCGTTGCCTTACTGATATCTAAAGTACCACCCTTCTGCTTATTATCCATCTCGTAATAACCGAGCATTCGGTTCAATATCTCAAGCGTCTTAATCTTGTCTATCAGCTTTATAGCCAAAGTTTCTTCGACGATATCCTGGCCTTGGCGATCCTTGTAGGTTTTCTTCTTGTGATTTATACTGGCTATACTTTGTCTAGCCTCAACAGGTAACTCCTTAAGCTCTTTTGGTGTCAGTTCCAAGTAATCTGTTGCATCTGCCTGAATCCAATCGATTAAATTCTTAATAACGTTCTCCTGTTGTATGCTCACACTAGCCCGAAGCTCATTTCTCTTGTGCTGAATGTAAGATTTGTTTGCTTTCTTTATTACAGCGAATATTGTTTTAGCTGAACCCGTGCCAACGTTGGGTCTGTGGGTTAATACAGCCTTGCTCCCGTTGAAATTGTTAGCGAACCACTCGTCTAGGATTAATCTATGCTCTTGCTCTATTTGCTCAGTGGCAGTAAGCTCTGGCGATGTTTTGTTTAAAGCGACTATCTGTTCTATCTTTTTATGTTCCTTCATGTCAACAATATTACGACTCTTTTTTGGATTTTCAAAAAATTATTACGCGGTAGGGGAGCACCCGTCCCCGCATC